TCACAAATTTTTTCTATTTCATGTTTTAATTGAGTAGCAATCTCATAATCGAATTCTTTTTCAATTATTTTATAAAAGTCTTCGTTGACGGGCATTTTTTTTTCTATATAAAAATCGATTAAATTTTTGGTAGAACTGAGTTGAGATTTGACGCGATGGATAAAGCAATACCAATCAGTCTTCAGCTTAATTCTATTTTGCCCATTGTTGTAAGAGATTACTATGCCCTCTTCGCCCTTCCATTTTTTAATGTGTTCGTATATTTTTGATAAATCGGATAAAATATTAAATGTATAAATCTTAGGAACATTTATTGGACCAATTTTTCTCCATATCTCTGTTAATTCAGCAGACTCAACGACAGCCATATTGTCTTTGTTGATTGCCCCTAAAAGATAAAATTCTACTTCTTTTGGTCTAATGACAATTACGTTATTGGGAGTAACGATCTCAAATAACAAGCTAAGATGTTGATTTTGTTTTAAGAATTCGACGACCTTTGGATGCTTTTGCGGAAGTAGTTCAAACTCTTCGGCATTTTTTTGAGTAGCGGAAGAAACGGTTCCTCTGGTTCTCATGGAGAACCGGCTATTTACAAAGTCGGCAATTAAAAGAGAGCCATCTTTTTTCTCTTCACATTTCCAATCATTGTATTTTTCTGGATCGGGATAGCAGTCCGCCTTTTCTTCATAATTAAAGAATTTAGGCCAACCAGAAGACAGCACATTGCCCTCCATGTCCGTAATAACGGAGCGAAAGAATAAATTATCTTTATTCCATTTGGCGTCTATTTCCGGCGTTATCAAATAACAATCCAGATCGCAAAATTTACTTTGAGTAATGTTGAAATGTCCCTCTTCAGTAGGGAGAGTAACTTTCATGAATAAATATTAATATATTTTAGCCGACCAGTCAAGAAGATAGTTGTTTTTTACTATTTCTCCATTTGCTTCTGTGTTTTAGTATCCAGTCGATCAATGCGGCGCTATATCCGATATCGTAACCCTTTTTCTCGCTTTCGAGCCATTTATGTTTTAATACCTCTTCTCTTTCCTCTAAAAATTCTTTATAAATTGAAGTTTTAATATAAAAATCCTGAGTTGTTGATAAGGCATTCATTATAGCTCTTATCATTGCAAGAATTCTGCAAAAATAACATCCCTGTCTTCGTATCTGACTTTAACCGCTTCTTTTGCTATTCCCATTGGATCGTATTTAAAAGCGCGGATTCTATAACTTCCCCAAAAATCATATGTCCATAATTGGTTTTTTCCTGTAGGATACATATACGCCACTATAGCGTGTCCCTTTTTGATGTTGGTTTTTTTGTCTATCCAGCTGTAGACAACCACTTCCGACCAAACATTGTACTTTTTTAAACCTTCTCTAAATGCGATTGCCGTCGGAAGACAGGCATTTTTCTTGCTTTCCATCCAAGATTCTGGATTAGATGGTGTAGCACAAGATACTAAAAAACAACTAATTAAAATTAATAAAATATTTTTCATATAATTATACGTTTACGTTTCCCCAAATTTCATTTATATCCAAAAGTCTATGTACACATCCATTTACTCTTTCTACACAAGAACTATGAAAGTGTCCATAAAGATGCAGTTTTGGTTTGCATAGTTTGCAAATTTCATCCATAATAGCTCGTTCTTCTGTTAGATCTTCAATCAAATAAGCATCTTCGTTTGCCCATCCATAAACCATTTCATTGAATTGCTGTGGAAAGCACCAGGTTGGAGCAGTATGGGTTACTAGAATATCTACTTCTTTGCATTTATCTCTATCGAATTTAACTACTTCATCTTCCCAATATGAACGTCCTTCAGTTCTAGATGTTCTATCAATAGAAACAGCACCACCAATGAATTGAAGTTTTTTACCATCATATTCGGCTACAGTATAATCTTCAATTAATTCGAAGTTACTTAGTGAAATTCTATCAAGTCCTTGAAAATAAGATGGGTCCGAATGATTTCCTCTTATGCTTTTGTATTCTATATTGTATTTTTTAAAACGATTATTTAAAATGTCAAATTGTCTTAATTGTTTCTCTTTTGACATGAATCCCTCTCCACCATCTCCAACACAAATAATATAACAATTTTCTATTTTTTTAGTTTTTATAATATCAAAAACAAAATCCCATTCCCCATGATGATCTCCTAGAAATAAAATTGGTTTGTTTTTGTTTAATGTTTTCATATTACCATCCATCTTCATTATTCTCCTCTTCAAATTTCTTTTCTTCTTCTATCTTTTCTATCAATATATTTTTTAAACCAACAAGAGCTTCATCATAAGAATCGCATTCTTCTACTATATCATCTAAGATATATCCAAAATGTTGTACGCTATATTTTGGAGGTTGACCGTAACTCCATTTGGTTTCAATATACCAATGAAAGTCCCTGTCTTTGCAATGACCTTTCCCCGTTATAGATCTCCATTCTTCTGTCAATTTTGTAATCTCTTCAATAATAATATTATTATTCATCAATCTTATATGGTTCTTCTACAACAACATAATATGTTCCACTCACTTCTTGTATTTTAGATCTACTTCCTTTTGGTAGAGGTTTCTTTTTAAAGGATTTATCAGCTATTTCCCATGCTTTTGTAAATTCTTTGGATTTTATAACTTTATCCATAGCTTCTTGATACCTTTGCGGAATCTTAAATTCTTTCTGCGGTTTCCAATATCCATTAATTGGGTCAATAATTTTAGGAACCGGAACATCAGAATATTGCATTGCGCCATCGCCAGAAACGTTCATAATGGTTCTGTAGCCATCATTTTGCTGATAATGAAGATATTGTTCAATTACCTTTTTGATTTCCCAAGCGGCGGTTCCATCTTTCATTTGCTCGCAACCAACACCATAATATGAATTTGGCCTTGTGCAGATATCTTCATTTCTAAATGCCAATGTCCTAACAACGCTTTCAATTACATGAGTATCAATATAATTGAGGCAAGCCTTATCAATAAAGGCAGTAGCCATAGCCATTGCTACTTGACCAGAACGTAGTCGGCTATAAACTTCAAGTGCCGTTGTTAGGGTTGCTAAATGCCTCTCGTCAAATTCTATTGATACTTTTTTAGATTCTGTTTTTTTCTTTTTCATTTTTCAATTGGGCTAAAGTAGATTTTCGGATCTCTTTTAATATAAGAACTTGAATCAATGTCAATTGTGACATACCAAGATTTATTGCCGACTGTTGCCACCTTCTTGTTAAGGTGTTCGGATTTGCTAAGAATATTCATATAATCTTTATGAGCTTTATCCTTTAGTTCGCTCGCCTTTTCATAAGCTTTCTTTGCTTTGAAAATTTGATTGAATGAAATGGGCTTTTCTTTTTTGGGGGCTTTAATCTTATTTTTCATATAAAATTAATTATTAGTGCTACAGCTGATATTGAATCCTCCGGTTCTGCGATAGCTTTCGTCCTCTTCGCCCAATTCATACCATTCATCAGAACCTTTCTGTGCAGAATTACCAAACTCTGTCCATTCAATATTCTCTCCTAATTTTTGCAGCTGTTCTTTAACTGATTCATCAAGTTGATCAGTAAGGGAATCATCATCTGTATTGAAGCTACTGATATAATTTAAGAACTCCTCTTGGGAGTCTCCAGTGTATGGATTTCCATCTAATTTGCGAAAGTCATTTGGATCCAGTTCAATAACTTGACTTGCCAGATACACTGTTAGATTCTCGCGTTTACGAATTTTATATGTCATAGACATATATCTATAATTTGTTTTTTATTAAATGTCAATATAAAATTTAAAACTGGAAGCGAGGGGAGTCGAACCCCTGTCTTTATAATATCATTTAAAAGATGCTACATGCTTTGATGGATTTAGCATTTGATGACAAAAGGCTGCTGTGGCTCATCGGCCTATCTTTTAAAGTCTGCCTGTATGTGTGAATAAAGACCACATACTGCCTCTGTATTAGTTTTTATATGATCTCTAACAGTTCATCAAAACCTCTGCATTTCAAAACGGATTTAGAGGATTACCGTTAGGCTTTTAAGCGGCGAGTGCGTAGTCTTCAACGCCAGCGAGGAACTCGTCGGCATTGTTGAAGATGTATTCAGCTTCGGCTAAAAGATCAGAAGTATTGTCTTCTGCATTTAGTTTTTTAATCGATTTTTAAAGAGGCCATCGATCAACCTCTGCATGCACTTTTAAATTTTGACTATAAATCGAAACCAGTACGCCCCCATAATTTCAAAGAACAATTGCTAGAAAGTTTTTCATTGGCTGCCGGGTTTTTAACCCGCTGGACGAAAGTTGCTTTTTAACTCTGCCTAATCGAGTCTAGCATAAAATACATACACTAAAAAACTGACTCAAAATCGCGGATTAATTTATTCGCGTCCTCTTCAAGGGCATTCAGGTCTATTAATAATTCCTTAGCTCTTTTTTTGTCTTCGTAAAAATGGTCTAAGGTTTGATTTTTCATCTGCTTGATTTGCTCAACAATTTCAAGAGCCTCGGTTTTTTCTCTGTCAAAGTTCATGAGTAAAAACGCCAAGCCCCTTACCCCCTGATTCCTTAACGAGAAGAT